TAGTTCAGGAAGTAGTAAACGTTGCTCTTCGAATGTTAAACCTGTTGCTGTTGCTTTGTCCTTGAAGTAAGGACCGATACCACGAAAGGATTGTCCTAACCAGGCTTTTACTTCAGGATCTTCCTGCTGCATTTCAACCAGGTTAAAGTGGCGTTGAATTTCAATAATTTTACTCATTTGTTTAGTTTGTTAAATAGTATGCAAAAGAAGCTTATTATATGTTAGGAAACAATAGATACTTCTTATTAAGCTAATTGCAATTTGGCAAAAAGAAAGGCTGGTTTTTAGGCCAGCCAATCGAAACTAAACTATAAACTAAAACAAAAGAGCCTTAGAATCCAGCCACTGTAGGACTAATCTCCAGGTGAAGAGAAGTGTTACCACGTCTCAGGTTCACCCCACCTGTTGCAAGTCTGTGGTAAGATGCTGCATCAATGTCAGAAGACAAAAGAGCTAAGTCACCGCTTGAAAGGTTAGAGATACCTTGGATAATTCTGTACTGTTTAGGTACTGGAGTAATACCTGTTACAACACCGTGTAACATTCTACGTCCTTTTTCTGCAACGAACTGTAAGTTAGGTTCGCCATCGAACATACCGTCATCAATGAACACCATTCTGTAAGACTCCAGAGGGAATCCTGTTTCAGGGTGTAGAGGAGACTTAACCGCTCTACGACCGTAATCGAAGATTGGATTATGTTTCACTTTGATGTAGTATCCATCAATGTGGTACATTGCATTGAAGAATCCGTGAGAAGCAAGATCGTAACCTGTACCTCTGATGAATTTATCTGCAACGTTACCTGCACCGTTTGCCAGCAAGTTCTGGATTGTTCCAGATTCTTTCATAGCACGGTCAAACTCACGCATACCACCACGTCCTGTGTACAGGGTGATGCTCATACCGTCTGTGTCAGACTGTCCAAACAATGCGTTAGCGATAACGTTTTGTAGGAAAGAATAAGTAAGACGAGTGTATGTTGAGTAGTTGTTGATCTGCTCAAGAAGACCAGCTCCTGTAGGGATAGCCTTTCCTGTGATCATATCTTTCAACGGAATTTCTCCGTTTGCACGTCTGTTGTAACGTGAGTACCAGAACATGTGTTCACATTCTTCAAGCCATGCACGTTCGAATTGATATTGTTCGAAGTCCATCCAGAGCTTCATGCTCTTTCCACCGTGATCAATGGTAATTGACATTACCTTGTTAGCAGAGTTACCTGCCCACTGGTGAGACATACGAATAACACCCATTTGGTTCTTGTATTTACCAGGAGCCACACGCTTGAATTCTGTACCACGAGATTCAGATTCTGCGTTGAAGGTGTTAAGATCACACCATAATGCTGATGCTTGAAGTTCAGATGCTGGTACTACAGTTTGATCTGAAACTGCGTTCAGAATAAGTGTGTACTCGAATCCTTCTGATACTTTAACCGGATCACCGAGAACGTAACATTGAATTCCAAGAGGAGATTCAATCATGTAGTTACGCTTCATCCAGTTGTCAGTGAATGTAAGCTTGAAAGGCTGTAAACCTTTACCTACATCTACTGTGCTTGCAGGAGTTGCTGCAACCACGGATGCCTTATTCAGACGGCTCATTACTGGCCATGTGAATTGGATGTCATCCAGTTCCTTTACTTTGTTGTTGGTTTTCTTAAAACCACCACCTGCTGATACAATGTCTCCCATTGTAGCCATAGCTAGAGGGAAAGATTTCGTAGAATCTCCCAAGAGCCAAGTTAATTTCATAGTTAGATCAGCTGGTTCACCATGACGCTGTGCGTAGAAGTTGAGTTCATCAACCATCGACTTTGCATCGTAGATGTCTTGCTGTACCTGGAACCTGAATTTGTTTCCGCGATTACCTGCCATTGTTATTTAATTGTTTATTTTTATTTGTTATTTAGGAAGCCCAGAAATCGTTCAAGCTAAGCTTGCTGTTTCTTTCTTCCTTTGCATTCTTTTTAACCTTGCTCTGTTCTGCATCCATTCTGAGCTTCAGCTTCTTCACATTTTCTGTGACAGCTTTTCTCTGAATGATCTTACTTAAATCTCCTTTTTTGAATTGGAAGAATAAGTACTGCAGTGAGCTTTCGAGTGCGTTAGAATCAACTGGAGCTGTAAATTCATACTTGTCGTCTCCTGTTCTTCTTAGGCTTTTAACCACGTACTCTTTGAACTGTCTTGCTTCAGCTTTATCCAGGATCTTGAAGTTACCAAGTTTCCTTGTTTCAAGCACCTCATCAATTGCAGTTACAAGTAAGCTGTCTTTCTTCTTCCGCTCTTCAGACTTCTTCCGTTGAGTTTCCATGATTTCAGACCGCTCTTCTTCTTGTTCCGCTCTTAATTCTTCAAGCGCAGACTGAGCTTCTTTTACTAAACCTTCGTCACTGTCTTCAGCAACTTCTAACAGTTTAGCTACTCTACTGTCGGTTTTAACTCCTTTGGCTTTGTAGTACTCTTTGAGTATCTCTTTAGCCAAGGCTTCATCACCTTCTTTTATTTCTACTTTTGAGTAGTCACGAGAAGTTGTTTGTGAAAACAATTCAGTTACGTCCCCGCCATTATTTGCGTGTTCCAGGGCCTGGTATAACTGAGGGAACTTCTGTTCCAACTCTTCGAAGAAGTTATTAATAACTACTTCCTTTAATGCTGTTTCACGTAATGCTACACCTTGTGGTGACAGCGGATCTACGTCTTTGTAGTCAACCTCTAGCTCAGTGCCAGTGATCTTTTCTACTTCTTCGAAGAACTTGCTAGCAGTCTCTGAATTATCGGTTTCATCCTCATCAGTTTCTTCTTCTTGTTCCTCTTCTTCCTGCTCTTCTTCTTCGAGTTCTTCTTCCTCTTCCTTCTTAGCAGTTACTTTCTTCTTACCTTTAGGTTTCTCTTCCTCTTCTTCCTCAGATTCTTCTTCGTCCTTGGCTTTCTTAGGTTTAGCTTTACCCTTAGGTTTCTTTTCTTCTACTATTTCCTCTTCTTCCTCTTCAGACTCGTCCTCTTCTGTTTCGTCTTCAGATTCTTCTTCCTCCTGTTCGTAGACGAAGTTCTCGTCTTCTTCGAAGTCAGCGAAGGAAAGTTTTTTAGGCTCTTCGCCTTCTTTCTTTTCTTTTGCCATGTTTAGTTTGTTTAGTTGTTCAAATGTACCAGGTTAATTTTTACTATGCTAATGCTGGTACTGTACATAGAATTTATTAAGCTTTGTCTTTCTTTTTCTTGCTAAAATATGCGTCTAGCTTGGGTTTTATTGCTTTATTGAAGATATACCCTCCCATAGCTCCCATAATACCCAGGATAAGTACACCCAGTGCCTGGAAGATAGCTGCTCCAATACTCATTCCCGTGAGTGATGCTACGATGATGTAGCCCAACTCATTTCCTGCTTCTTTACTCATTACTTCTTAGATTTTGTCTTTGATTTTTCCCCAGCTACCTTATTCTTCAAGGCCACTGACGCTTGTTTGTCTGCTATCTGTTTTCTTACTGTTAGTTCTTTTTCCCTAAGGTCCAGCTCGCGGTCCTTCTGTCTTTCGTCAATTTTGATCTTAGCTTGTTCAATGCTACGCTTGGCAGCTTTGTCATTCTCATCAGCAAACTGAGCTCTTACTTCCAGAGCATCTGGTACCCCATCGTTGTTGTTATCCCCAGTACCTTCTACATTCTTGTAGGTAGAGTAAGCACCTTTGATATGTTCAATCTCTTCTTTTCTGTCGTACTCTGCATTCATCAGGCGTTCGTCAATGAATCCTTGCAATTCAGCGAAGTTTCCTTTGATCATTTCCAGTCTCTCAGCTGCTTCAGCTTCTCCCTGCTGCACTTGTTGTTGTGCTTGCATGTTCTTAGCTTCAGCTTCCTGTAGGATGCTACGTAGCTTGGAAAGTGATTTAGCCTGTACTACGTCAATGATCGTAGAAGGAGCTGATCCATTCTGTGCAAATGCCTGCACTTGTTGTCTTACCATTTCCAGGTTCTGCAGATCACGAGCTGAACGAGAGATGTAAACTCCCATATCAGTTTCAATGTACTGTACAGGGTCGATGTTGAGAATAGTAGATCTCATATCGTCTCCTTGATGAACAGCCTGGAAGCCGTCTACCCACGCGAGCTTGGAAACATCAAGTAATCCTTGTAGCTCACTTCTCACAAATTCTTCAAAACGTGAGAATACTTTTTCTGAGATTACTGCAGATTGGCTGATCGCCATCTGGTTACCACGTACTGAGTCAGAAGCTTTAGAGTCTCCTTTACGCTGACGTGTGATACCTAGCAGCTCATCCCACTCCTGCTTCACATACTCCATGATCTCAATCAGGGAAGCAATGTGTTGGTATAAGCCAAGGTCAAGAGTTGTGTATTGATTGAAGCTTTTATCAGCTCCTGGTTGATTTCTGTCTATTAGTGCGAACCCTGTAGCTTCAGCCCAGTAGAAGAACTTCTCTTCATCCCAGCCATACTTCTTAGGGATAGCATTCATGTCAATAAGAGCTATCTTGCCTTTTGATTTGGCAATTGTCTTCTCAAGGTTAAAGTGCAAGATTCTGTGTAGTGTCTCGTAAGCTAGCCCCATCTCAACTACAGAAGTATTCTGTGAGTGAGTGTCAGAGAAGCGCTTACCATTGTAAGGCAGCTTGCAGCTGGACATGTTGCTAACTGTGTTTCTTTGTGCAGCTATTGGCTGGATACCAAGATAGATCTCATCGTTTAATCTGTATCCTTCCCACACTTCATTTACCCAATACCAGGTTACTGTCTCACCTTCCTCAGGCTTGTATGTTTCTGGTACTTCTACTTCCTGTGTTTCACCAAACTCGTCAATGAAACTTAAGATCCCAATCTTAGTAAGGTACTTCCAAGCTACGTGATATACAACTACTTTTGCACGTTGCATGTCACTATCTGAGTAACTGTTTGGTTGTACGCTGGTGCCTAGTGCTCGTATTGAGAGAGCTCCACTTTCATCTTCGATGATGTCGATCTGCTCCTCAGTAAGTTCTTTGTGAAAAAGATCAGTAACTTCAGAAGGAGTCATGAAGATCCTTCTTACTGCCCACTGTCCGTCTTCTACATATTCTGTATCAGGGCTCTTGTCGTAGTCAATGTCAAGAGGAGACACACGTTCGTGTACTATTTGACCACCACGTACACCTTTGTAGGTGTAACATTCTCCAGCAATCAACCAGTCACGGAACAGTCTTTTAAACTTCTCCTCCAGTTGTTGTTGGT